GTTCTTGGGGAGGAGGATGATCTGACGACTCTCCCCCTCCTTAGCACGGTACTTCGATGTGCGTTTTGTTGTCATTTAACGGATTGGGCAAGCACCAGTTGAACAGTCCTCTCCTTGGATTTCCTCAAAGCTGTTCGCCTTGTCGATCTCCAGGGGTTGGATGCGGGAAATATACTCGTCATACGCTGCCTTGGTAACTACTTCCTGTGGGAGGTAGAGGTAGCCTAGGTCTTTAGCGGTCTTCGTGGGATCTGCACGGAACAGAAAGCTGACGCCAACATAGACGTTCCAGTTCTCCATGAGCCAATCGACAATCTCAGGGACTTCCTCTGGGGAGTAGCTGATCGTGGCGGACACGTTCTGCTGGCACCAGTTCTCCATGAGCATCTTGTAGCGGTCTAGCTGGCTGATCGCTGACTCAAGGTTGACATCCATATCGATGCCATTCTTGTGGAACTTGTCGAAGGGAACGTCATCCCAGGCCACCGGGAAGGTGATCAGGACAGACTCGGCATCAGTTGGATTATCAATGACGCGATAGCCAGCAGCACGACACAGAGGTACCAAAGGATCATGCTTAGAGAAGTTGACATTGTTGAAGACATACTTGCCTAAGGGTTTGTGTACACCTTCTGTAGTGTCCATGATCTTACTAAGCGTTCCGGAAGGCTTAATTGTGGTAACGTTCTTAGGTCTTGGAGTCCCAAGCTCGTCAGCCATTGAATAAGCACCTGCAGTAGCTGTACGCTGAAGTTCTGTGTAGTCGTAAGCTCCCAGGTCTGGCCGTCGTGCGATACCTGTAAGACCGACTCCACACAATCTGAGGAAGTCGTTGTTAAGGTGCCAGGCCTCCTGGAGAATTCCATCATTGAGATTAACACAGGTCTGTCGGTAGTTTGCCCGTGCAGCCAGATGGACTGCTCTACGAAGTCCCGAAGAGTCACCTTTGAATTTTCCAACGTCCACCTCAGTCAAGTTACAGAAGCTCTTGTTGCCCAGCAGGATCTCGGCGCAGGGGTTGCAACCCTTGAACCATGGTGCCCGCTTGGTGGCTGTCTGACCATTGATGAACCCAGGCTCTGAGCCACCGGATTCCACCATCAGATCGAAGATGGCTGCAAGTTCAGAACGCAGGGGCTTGGTCTTGAACAACAGGGAGTTGTTGGACTGTGCCCGCTGGACGTTGTTGACCCACCAATCCTTCTTGGCTACCGCGAATTCCTGCCACTCGTCTTCGCCATATTCGAATAGAGCAATCTCAGCAGAACGCCGAGAAGATAGAACGGTGCCCAGCCAATTAACAAGATCAAGGATATCAATGCGAGTAAGGAGCGAACCAGCTCGACGATTGAGGATATGAAAGATGGCTTGGTACGCATTGGCTATTGCAGCATCGCCGGAAGATATCCAGCCGTAACCCTTGAGGCGTTCACCGGCTGGTCGGATCTGGGAGAAATCCAGCACGAGTTTACGGGCAGGGAAAGGGTGGGCAACCATCTTGCCGATTGACTTTGCCCAGGCTTCTGCAGAGTCACCCACGGTGATCGTCCACACGCCATCCTCAAAGGTCTCAGCGTTATCCTGGTTGCCACCCTTCTCAGTGCGGGTGCTTCGGATTACTTCGAGTTTCTCAATTGGTTTAGCGAATCCCGTAAGCTGCCCAATAATAGGGCGGAAGCCAACACCACAACCCTGCAGTAGTAACCACAGACAGTCCACAACATCTTGAACGGTTTCGACATGAGTAAAGCTACAGTTAAATTGAGAGGCCTCTCGCTTCTGGGCGACAGTGGTGCCACCAAGCCAGAGGGTACGACCTGACATGAGAACCTTGCGCTCCATCATCAGGGTGCGGAGTTCCATCATTTCTTCCCATTGATCCTTAGGATCAGTGGAACCTCCTGCACGGTCCCATAGCCAAGTCTGGTGATCGATCACTCGATCTACAGTCTGCTGCCAGGTTTCAAAGTTCTTGCCGGTATCGTCAGTGGGACGGTTATAAGTTCTGCGGGTAATGAGCTGTGCTCGGAGGGAGGGATTAGCGGTCGTCACCATTGCCTTTGATTGTATTATTGTTTGTTCTGATAGTCAGTTTTGCGATGTTGCCCTTAGCGACATCTTCAAGAGTAAACCCGTTGTCAGTAGCTACTGCAGTGAGACACCACAAGATGTCTCCGAGTTCCTTCTTGACAGCCTCCCGGTGTTCTCCGAGATTGCCACCATCGCGGATCAGCTTGGCTTCCTTAGACAGAAGCTCACCGACTTCTCCAGCCAGGTTGAACAGGGCATATTCGCTATTTGAAGATGGCAAACGGAAACCCATTGCGGAGTGCATGTATTCATTTAGGTGCATAGAGTTCCTCATAATTCTTCTTAATAAACTCAGCGTAATGAATGAGCTTATCAATATCCTCAATACCGTTCTTGTAGCGGTGTCGCAGGAGATACTTGAGAATGTTCATTTCCCATCCATTGAGGTTCCATGCAAGGGCAATGTCCCATGGCTGCATGTTGCTCTTACCCTTTTGGTAGTGATCGCCACCCACCTGCTTGTCCATTAACTGGAAGGCCTCGTCTTCTTCAGCGGTTACCTCAGGTTCGATCTCTGGGAACAATGGCATCTGGTGGCCAAAGGCTTTGTTGACCTCGATCTGTTGGCGAACATCTTCCTTCTTAACCCAGATAATCTGTTCAGTGGAACAGCCAGTGGGGAGAGAACAACACACAGCCTCCGAAGAGTTACCAATGCAGCCAATACAGCCGAGTGTCTCCGGCTTCTGCACATACGCCACACCATCAATCACGGTTTCCATAAAATTACTTTCTTCAGAATAGTGTCATAATCTTCAGCCCGGAGAATGCGGGCCACACGGGCTTGGACCAGTGCCTCCTCTTCACCGAAGCCTGCCTTGTCATAGGCTGCGACCACATGCTTCCAGTAGATCTCCCGGAGTTGCTGAGGGTCAGCCCAAGGGGTGCCCTCCTCCAGGGATTTCTGCAGGATCTTCTCAGCCGTCTTAGGGCCACACCCAGGCAGGCCTGAGTAGCCATCTGTGGCATCCCCCGTGAGGGACTGCATCATGTGATAGTAGTCAGCCTGGTGCTCAGAGATCTCAAAGAACTCATCCCGGCCAAAGTTGTAGTGCTTGCCAGGGATTGTCTTCAGGTCCTTGTCGGTAGTGCAGATGATGAACTCCCGGACAGGACCTTGCTTACTCCCACCAGTAGCCCAGATGCCCATCACATCGTCACCCTCAAGAGTGGGGATGGTGATGCAGTCATACTTCTGTGCGTACTGCTTGATCCATTTAAGGAGCATGGGCTTACGGTTCTCTGCTCGGTTACCCTTGTAGGTCGGCAGGACTTCCTTGCGCCAGTTGGAGGAGTCCGAGAATGCCAGGAAGAAGTTGGTAGCCTCGACCTTCTCAAGGACCCGGCTCAGAGAGGTCTCAAAGGCCAGTGCAGCCTCTTCCTCGAAGGCGTGAAGGGTCCACAGCCCATCACCCCAGTCAGTGGCTTTCTCGCTTACTGAAGCGGCTTGATAGGCGAGGATGTCGGCGTCGATGAGAGCAGTGCGCATAGTTTCTCTTTAGGTTCTTGGTTCATTAGGAACTCCCATGAGGTTGGGTACAGCTCAGCCATGGTGGCCGAGATCTGGTGGGCGATCACACGGGTCTCAGCTTGGGTGTGAGAGTCGATTCGAAGAGCAACCATTCGTGCCCATGCGTAGAGGGTGCCGCTCCAGATCCACTCAGTCATGGTGTTCTGGGGGAGGACCATGCGGGCCTGCTCAGCACATACACCCAACTTCATCATGTACTTGTAGGTATCCAGAGCAGCCGCCATAAGGGGCCTAGCAGGGTCTGCTATGAACTTCACAGGTTCATCACTGCTGCCCTGCTTGACGTTCTCAGCAGCCATACGCCAAACTTCTGGCAAGTAGAACTCAGGCTCACTGTTGACATACCTGCGGCTAACCTCGTTCCAAGAGAACCCCACGGTGTGCTTGACCAACTGTCGAGCCACGAAGATGGGAGCCTTGACACGGAAGGATGCCGAACAGTGCGCGAAGGGAGACCAGTGGTTGTGCTGGGCCAGGTACTTGATCAGTCCCCGGTCAGTCTTATAGTCAAACTCGTCGTGCTCCTTGTCGAAGCTAACTCGTGCGGCATTGACCACGGTAAGGTCGTCGCCCATGTGGTCTAGAAACTCCACGGACATATCGGCAATCTTCATGTGTCAGTCCTCAAATATTTCGGTTGTGCTTGTTGATGAAATTGATGCGATGTATGCGGCTACGTGTGGGTTCTCCACGAGGACTGAGGACAATCCTGTAGCCAATCGATGAGTGATCATCTCCTCGTCCACTTGGCCCATCATGATGTGCATGTAGAACATGACCATGTGGATGACCTCGTGCAGGAAGGTGTCCATCTCCTCGATAGGGGTCATATCCTCCAGGATGCGGATACGCTGTTCCTTGGCATAGAAGTCGCCATAGACATTAGCTCCCCATGGACCCTCTTCAATAAACTGCACAGAGATGTTTCGTCCCATAAAGACTAGGCTGTCAGGGCGATACGCCTTGTAGTCCAACAGTTCTACGACCTCTTCTTGCTGTTCGATTTGTTCATTCATAGATATCCTTCTTCACGGAGAAGTCCCAGACCCCCCTCCGTTATTCGCCATATACGCCCGTACTGGTGTGGGGCTTCTTTTGTTGTGATCAATCCTAGAGACGCCAGTGCGGCAAGCTCTTGGTCAAACTGTCGTGCTGCGTCTGACTGCAGGGAAAGGCCACTGCGATAGATCCTGTGAAGGAGTTCGTTGGATGTCTTGCGGTTCATATCAATGGGTGTCAGCCCAGGTCTTACCGACCTTGGACTCACCTGCGGTTGGGCAGCGGAAACCGAAGTAGTCCCCTGCTTTGAGCACACAATCCTCAGCCATCTTGCGGACAGCCGTGGCGATCTCTGGAGTCCTACAGGCGATCTGGCATTCGTCGTGAGACCAGGCACAGAAGGCGTAGTCCCCGTCCCATCCATGATTCAAGCCTGCAGCCTGTAGGTGCTCCTCAAGGAGGACCAGCCACTTCTTGCAGACCAATGCCCCGGCACCTTGCAGGAGGGTGTTCAGTGCAGCGTGTGAGCTGCGAACATGTATGTGCCTCCCGTCCAGCCCGACAAGGTAGCCTCTCTTAGCAGCACCCTGAACAGCTTCGACAAGTCGTCCGAGGGCAGGCAATGAGCGCAGAAACTTTTGTTTGAGTTTCCGACCCTCACTCGCAGCTCCACCAGTAATGGAACCAATCTTTGCGTCTCCCGCTCCGTAGAGGAATGCATAAATAAAAGTCTTTGCTTGGTTACGGGTTGATAGGCCAGCGGCTTTCTGGTTCTCCGTATGGATGTCACCACCCAGCAGGATCTCTGCATACTTGCCACCGTCCCACTTGGCCATGAAGTGAGCCAGGCACCTAAGCTCTAGGCCAGAAGCATCTGCCCCCACCAAGAGCCAATCGTCAGGCACAGTAAAAAGAGCACGGCACTCAGGCCCATAAGGAGAGCCAGAAGAAGGCACTTGAGAAATATTCGGGTAACTGTGAGTAGCACGTCCAGTGACTGCTCCATTCGGGTTAATAGATCCATGAATCTTCCCTTTCTTTTCGCACTTCATCCAGGCTTGGCCACCCTCATTGAGCTGAGAGATGCGCTTCTGGACGAGCAGGTACTCGGTGAGTTGTTTGCAAGGTGGGTAGGTCAGCTTGCCCAGCACCACTTCATCCACCATGGGTTTGCCACCCTCAGTGAAGTCTGCAGGCTTCCACCCGTAGAGGGTGATCAGTCTGTCTGCGATGTGGTCACGGGATGATGGGTTGAACTCCACGATCTTGGCCTTGGCGACAGGTACACCCTTCACATAACCACGGGTCTTGTTGTTGACCTTGGGTATGAAGTCAGGCATCTGGACTTCCCAAGAACCGAAGTACTCCTTCAGCTCTCTCTCCAGTTCACCCCGGCGTTGCACCAGGGTAGCCAGAAGCTCAGCGGCTTTCTTCATGTCGAAGTGGAAACCGTTGCGCTCCTGCTTGGCCATGAGCCAGGCCACTTGGTGCTCCAGCTTCAGGGCTTCCTGGGCATAGTCCTTGTCGATGATCTTCTGGTAGAGGGCTGCAGTGACCTCTACGTCCTGGACGCAGTAGTCGAGCATCTCCTGAGAGAACGTCTCCCAGCCACCATCATAGTCACCCTTGTAGTTGCCCAGGCGATAGCCCCAAGCAGCCAGTGAGTGAGACCCGAAGAGTTTGCCGGGGAGTTTCTCCTGCTTGAGGAGTACGTTGTCGGTATCCTTGACGTTGGCATAGAGAAGTCGCGTGGCAACTAGAGTATCGAAGACCTTGGACTGGTCTACCTTGAACCAAGGGTAGAGCTTCTGGATGACAGGGATATCGTACTTGATCACGTTGTGACCAACAATGACCTCAGCACCCATCAGATGATAGAGGCCGTTCTCGATCTTGGTTGTGTACTGGTACACGTGACCGTCATCGGTGTCCTTCACAACCAAACAATGTATCTTGCTTACTTCATCCAGCAATCCATCTGTTTCCAAATCGAATATTAGTGCCACGCTGTCCCTTTCGACTAGCAATTATCTAACGCTATCTGGGATCAGATAGTTACTGCTTTGAAGACGTACCTAGCGTAACGCTGGCCAGTCACTGGATGGTTCTTGTGCTGGGTCTGAATGTCGTACCCTTCGTCACGCAACTCGCTGATACGTTTGGTCAGGGACTGGATCGAATAGTCGATCAGTGCCTCACGCTGCGAAATGCTGCCTGAGCGAAGGAGGTGGCGAATGATGATGTCGTTCTGTGTCATTTTAAAATTCCGAGTTAGTTTCATCTTTGAAATCACCAGTAGTCTCCGAGAGACGACCAGTGTCACGATCATAAGAAAGATACCCTGCCTGCCCTGTCTCACCACTAAAGCGGTTCTTCAGGATACGCAGAGTTGTTACGTTGGGATTGTCGCTTTGCTGGTTCCTCTCCAGGCCAATGACCATGTCACTGAGCTGGCCGATAGCTGCGGAACCACGGAGCTGAGAC